ATGCGCGGCATCCATCGTCACCAGCGCAGTGCCGCTGGTGTTGGAGATGGATTGCACTCGATGCGCTAAGTCCGACGGCCTGGTGCGTAGCAGGTAGAGCTTGTCAAACGCCTGCACGATTTCGACATCATCCCCGTTCTCCATGGTGTCGCCAAGCGGGTAGGCCACCGACTCTACCGTGGCCGCGTCGTGCCGCCACAGATAAGCCTCGGATGGAGCGGCCAGCACAATGTATTCCCGTGCATTGTCAAAACGAGGCGAGGAGTAGATGCCACTCTGGATGATGTCGCCGCCATAGGTTGTCTTCACGACAGGGCCGTTGTTGGCGATAGGCGAGCCGCCTGCGAGCCCTGGCGCACCAGAGACTACGGAATAGGTGAAATCTGTTGGCGAGGTCACAGAGATTTGAAAATCCCCATTATATTCGCTGCCGGATGCGCCGGTGATATTGACCCAGCTTAAATTGGAGAGGTTATGCGGTGCGGAAAAGGTCGCCGTTGCCAGCCCGCCAATTTGAGTCAGCGTAGCAATCGAGCGGTTTGTCCCGAGCGTAAAATCCAATAGCAAAATATCCGTCGAGGGATTGATGTTCTCCGCCACCCGCTTCGCGCCTTTGCGGGTCTGAGCCACGCCACGGTCGAGGCGCATGTTTTCGGCGTATTGGACCATACCCGGCTGGAGTTGCAGCGGGTTTAGGCGGGAGGCCATGCCGAGGAATCCGGCGTCGCCTTCGACTATGGTCTGATCGTCGGGCATCTACCTTTTATTGTGCGGGGGCTTGTCAAGTAGCCCTCGAATGGCTGCTACGCTCAGGCGCATTCGGTTGTTTGTGCTGAACAGATCCTTGATGGCGCTGGCGGTTTTGTGCGGGTGAGCGAGGATTTTGTCTCGCACCTTGGGCAGCAAATCGGCGGGGATGCCGGGCATGGAGTCTGGGGTTTTGTCAGAAACTTGTGGGCTTTTTTCCGACAACTTGGCAGAGGATTTGGCTGGCTTTGGGGTGCCGGGCTCGATGATGCGGTAGCAGGTGACTTGCACGGGGCGCATGGTGGCGGCGTCCCAATCGCTGAATTTTTTAGTCTCGATGTCGCGGGCTTCTATGGCGTCGCGCAGGAGGTCGTGGACATTGCGCTCGGGGCAACCGAGTTGGCGGGCGGCTTGCTGGCGGGTGAGCCATCCTTGGTTTGCGGGGATGCCGTATTTGAGGGCTTTGTGCTTGAGGGCGATGGCGGCGAGTTTGTTCATGCGGACTTAGGTTTGAGGAGGAGGCTGGCGTAGCTGGTGCCTTCGTTGATGGTGACATTCACCATTTGGAAGTTGCCGGTCTTTTTGCTGATGAAGCGGACGAGGTAGCCGTGCGTCCACTCGGTGGGGCGGGTGTTGGCGTAGAGGGGCTGGCGTTTGCACAGGCAGCCGGGGTTCCATGCGCTGATGAGGCCGACGCCGGGGAGGTGCATGGGCTTGTAGGCGGCGCGGTGGGTATCGAAGAAGACAATGTTCGCAGCGGCTTTGGCCATGGCTTGCCCGGCGGCGTCGCGGGCGTTGCTGATTTTGTGAACGAAGAAGGCTTTGTCGATTTTGACCCAGCCAGGCGTGTCGCAATCGCCGTGGGTTTTGCCTTGGTGGTAGTAGTGGATGCCTCGGTCTTTGAGCCGGAGGACATGCTCGGGGCAGAAGGTGCGGCGAAGGAGGTCGGTATCCTTGTGGTGCGCGAGGCGTTGGGTGAGCGCCCACCGCTCGACGCGCCATTCGTGGTTGCCTTCTACATAATGAACCTCAGAGGGCGAGGCGGCGGCGAGGATTTGGTCGAGCAGGGAATTGCTGACGGCGATGTCATCTTCGTAGCTGTCCTCGGTCTCTGCCACATAGCCAAGCGCGTGGTGCTCGGCCAAGAATCCGCCGCAGTCGATAAAATCTCCGCCGATGATGAGTCGGTCTGGATTGATGGATTTGAGGTCTGCGAGGAAAGCAGCCATCGCGGAAGGGTCATGCTTGTTGCCGTGGACATCGGAAAAAATCACTTCAACGATGTCTCCCGTTCCGGCCTTGGAGATGCGCGGAGCAACCTTGCGCGGCGGCTTCGTGAAGCGGGAACGCTCAAGAGCCTTTACGGTCTCGGCGTGTGCGCGGCGCTCGGCCTCAAGTTGCGCTCGCGCTTGCGCAGCCTCGTTTTGCGCGGCGGTGACTTGGCTGGCGTGAACGATGTTTTGCAGTCTGTTGGTCTTCATACTTCTTCCTCCTCTTCTTCGTCTTCAAAAGGGAACAAAATGTCGCTGGTCCTATCGGCCAGCGCTTCGACGGCGTATTGGTTCCCAAATTTCAAATCCATGTGGTAGGTCGTGCCGCCTTCCTCCCAAGAGACCACTGCAAGGCCGACATCAAATTGCTCGACGAGTTCTTTTCGGATGCGCTCCAGCACGGCTTTACGGGTGGCGGGCTTGCGTTTGGCGCTCATGCAAATATGTCTTTGCCTGCGGCGACTCGCTCACGCATTTGGGCGAGGCTGAGGCCGGTTGGCACTTCGTAGTGAGGTGTGTCTTTAAAGCTCTTGAAATCCCCTCCCCAGGTGAGCCCAAGGCTGCGGGCGGCTTGGCCGATCTCGGTGTAGATGGGCGAGTTTGTGAGGTAGGCTTTGCCTCTAAAAAGGCCGATGTCCCAGGCTGTGCCGAAGTTGTGGTTGGAAAAACCAGCTCGGGCATTGGTGACTTTCGGGCCTCCGGTGGTGCGGCCTTTGGCGTAGAGCGCATCCTGTTCGGCGTAGCTGCGCAGGCCGCTGATGATGCGGACTACCACACCGTGCTTGGCGGCGAGGTCGAGCGCGAGTCGCATGAACTCTCGCGCTCTCGGCTGGGCGGCTGGGTGCAGCGTCGAGATATTCCGCTCGGTGCGCTCGTCGAAGGTCATTTGCTTGATTTCGGCTTGGGTAGCTCAGGCAGGGCGTAGCAAAAAGTGCCGTAGTCTGTTTTGAGGCAGACTTGAGGCGCACCCATGCTGGCGCACCCGCCAAGGAGCAGGAGCGCCCCCACGGCAAAGGCCGCTGCAAGCAGTCCGGTCACAAGTTGAGCCGGGTGGATCATTTGGCTTCCTTACGGAAAACCTCGATCAATCCAATGACGGCGGCCACTGCGGCCGCGATGGCGTTGACCTGGGCTGGGTCGATAGCAACCCCAGCAAGACCGGCGAGGATGGCGAGGCCACGGAATGTGGAAGGTTCTTTGAGGCGGGAGAGGATGTTATTCATGGGGGGGATGGTTTTTGGTCCAGTTGCGGACAATGACTGCGAAAGACGCCAAGCCCACCGCACAGCCGATGAGCAGCGAGGCTATGCGCAGCCAGGCTTCTATCTCAGGGAGCAGCGACACCGTAAGCCCCGTCGCCGTAGCGACGAGACCTGTGAAACTGGCGGCGGCTTGGTGGTGGTCCATACTAGCTAAGGGCTGCTGCGAGTTGTGCGCCGGTTGTGCTGACCGTGGATACCTGGGCAAGTCGGTCTGTGTTGAGTAGGTCCGTTTTGCCTTTTATGGCCGTAATGTCGGAGGTTGGAATGTTAGCTGCGGTTGCTCGGCTGGAAATTGTGGCATCCACCCTTCCAAGTTCGGTGGCGAGTTCTGCACGGACGGCGGTCGCATTCTGAACGGCAGTTGGCGGAGTAGTTGGCGCGGTGTAACCTGCTGTTGCCAACCTGCTGGAGACTGCGGCGTCCATACGGCCAAGCTCTGTGCCGAGTTCTGTGCGGACTGCGCTGGCCACGCTGGCGGCGGTTGGAGCGCTGGTCGGCGCGGTATATGCAGAGCTTGCCAACCTGCTGGATACCGTGGCATCCAAGTTAATGAGTTTTCCTCCGTTGCGTTCAAGATCGCTGCGGATTGCGGCAACAAGCGCAATTTGGTCCACATTCTGGTTCCCAATTGCGCCGACGATGGCGTTGAGGATTTGCTGTCCGTCGGATTCGTTGAGGATCGAGGACTCGACGGCGGTTGCAATAGCTGTGCGCTCTGCGCTGGTGAGTGAGTAGCCGGTCTTGTCTGCGGCTGCCCACACTGCGGTAGCGATGGCCGAGGCCGAAGGCACGCTTGGCGCGTTGGTCAGATTGGTGACCGTTGCAAGTGTGCCGGATGGTGAGAGACGACTGGACACCGTAGAGTCAAGGTTTTCCACTCCGGCGCGACCAAGAACCCAGAGCGAGGGAATGTGCTGTGCGTCAACGGTGGAGTCGGTTGTTTTGAAAATAGCGGCGTATTCTCCTTCGGAGCTGTTGTTAGTGGAAAGCGTGTAGCCATAAAGCCCGCCTCCGATTGCTGTGGCGCTGGCAGCGGTGACAATTTGCGTTCCGCTTGGGCTGTAAACATCTGCGGTAACGGTGAGGCCAGTTGCGCCTGTTTTATTTGCCGTAAAAAAAGCGACAAATTTGACGGGGTTGGATACTTGTTCGATCATGTTATTTAGTGGTTAGGTTGTTATATTCTTGTTCAGTTATTTCGTTTGCTCCTGACAATATAAACTCGTTTGAAATTTCTGGCATTGATGCAATTAGTATGTTCCCGTCAGAATCTTTTGGAGCCTTGTTCACCGGAGCAAACCAAGTATCAGCTTCCCCGGAGGGGTATCCCGCCTCACGATCCATTTTGGCGCGGATTGCTTCGTAATTTTCCGCATTAGTTTTAAAAAAACGATTCATTGTTTAATATATTGCCCATTTTGCATTAAGGTATTTTTTTAAAGCGTTAATATTATTATTAGAAAGAGCACTATTGTAAATCAAAAACTCGGCAAAATCATTCCTATAAAAAGTTCCTATTGAATTTGTTGAAAGATGCAATGATGTCATTGTAACATTTGCTGTTGCCCAAGTATTATCAAAATTATTATTGATAATAAGCCGTGAGTTTGCTCCATTAAAAACACCTACATACAGCTCAAAATTTGTTGGTTTTGTTCTGGCTGCCTGTGAACCAGTTGTAGTGTAAAGCAATGCCCTTGAACTTGTGTCGTAACCTATTCCAATCAAGTTAGTATTATTTGCGGAAAGAATTATTCTCCAACCAGCAACATCTGCAATCGGATAAGCAACAAATACAAAAGTCATCGGAGAACTAACTGTTAGTGTGCTTGTTAATAAGTCGTTAGCACCATCAAATCTTAAAATATTTTTCCCGTTTTTAATTCCGGTTTTAAGAATAGGACGGGCATTGGCAGTGGCTTGTATAGCATGCTTATTGTTCCCCGACTTATCCGCCCAACGAGCTACAGTTGCGCCGTCTGAAGATACTAAGCCGCCGCCACTTGTAGCGTCGTAAAGCGTTGAGGCGTCATTTGCGTCAAGCCAGAGTTGCAACCCAGATATTTCATTTGGCGAAATAATTCTGCTGGCTCCTCCTAATTTAAGAGGCGATAATTGGCTGTAAAGCGGAGTGATCACTGGAAAGTGAGATTCGTTTTGTTGGCCCACGCGCCGGTGGCGGATTGCTCGGCGGTGACATTTCCAGCGCTGTCAGTTGTGATGCGGTAGATGGTCCACTCTGCGGCGGCCTCGGCTGGGCCGGAGGCTGGGTAATCGGTCCAGGCGAGGCGGCCGAGGTAGAGGTCGGTGCCATCAGTGGCGGAAAGTTGGAGGTATTCGCTGGGGTCGCGGGGGCGGGCTATGCGGAAGACTTCTCCCAGGTGGTCTTTGCTGTAGAGGCGGCGGTCGGAGAGGTTGATGGCGAGGCTGCCTTCGGCCACTTGTGAGGCGTTAGGGACTCGATTGGGGACCGTCGTTCTCAGGAGTTTGACAACCGTGGGCATGGGGAGTTTTGAGTTTTCAGTTTGAAGTTTTCAGCGTGGCCCCGTGGAGCGATGGCGCGGGATGAACCGCGCCACCGCTGAGTGGGGAGGGAGCTACTTAGAAGCTGCCGCCGTCGAAGTTGATGCCGTCGATGCTGCCGCCGGTGATGGCGACATTGTTGGCATTCTGCGTGGACATCGTGCCGAGTCCTGCTGCGGTGGTCTCCAAAGTGGAGACGCGGCCTGTGAGGGCTGTCGCTGCGGATTCGATGGAGTTGATGTCACCTTCGGCAGTTGACACACGGCCTGCAAGGGCTGTGGCTGCTGACTCGATGGCATTGATGTCGCCTTCGGCTGTGG